TAGTTAGCGTTGTAGCTAATGTTCCAGAACCATCAGCCCTCCAAATGTTTGGATTAGGTTTGATTTCTTTACTTGCTTGTCGTAGAATAAATAGAAATGGATAATCAATTGAGAAACCTATTATTAGATAATTATGAAAAGAGCCTTCCATCTAAAAGAGATACAGAAGACTTTATAAGTAATTTTAATCAATATAGAGCCAAAAAGAAAGCTCAAGAAAAAACACATTATTCATTAGCTTTAATATTACTATTAATTGTCACAGCATTAGGATCAATAGCTATAAAAGAAACAACAAATAAATTAGATATACAAACTGCATCTGGTCAAGTAGAAAAATGAAGTCTTTTATATTATCAGACTTGTTACTTTATTTTATGTTATTTCCAATAGCTATTATTTGCGCGTTTCTTTATACAAAAAATGTTGGACCTATAAAGCAACATAATCTTGGCCTTGATTTTGAATATGTACCAGTTGATGAAGGATCATCTTTCGTATGCAGAGCAGAACCAATAGGCGAAAATAGTCAACCTTGGATGTTGAGTTTACAAGAAAAACCAAAGCCAATTATAGATACAAATCAATATTATGTTATGGTTGGATATATGATGAAACAAATTAGATTAAAGACAAACTTATGCAAAAATTAAATCTAATGAATTTTAACTTTAGCTGTCTAATAGATTATGAGAACATTAATTTATCTAGCTATATTAGCATTATCAACTCATAGTGCTTCTGCATCATTTGTATCATTTTTAAAAAATAACGTATATACAGTTCAAAATACAAATAAAGTAACAGCAGTTTTAAATGATAAAATAGAATCAGACACTCAAGTTGGAACTGGTGAGCAAAGCATGTGTGAATTATCATTAGATGATAAATCAATAACTCGCATCGGCGCAAATGCTTTATTTTCATTTACAAAACAAGAGAGATTAGTTAAATGTGATAAAGGAACATTTCTTGTTTCAAAAGATCCAGAAACAGAAACTATAACAGTAACAACAGGAAGTGTTACAGCTGCAGTTAATGGCAGTACTGTAATGTTTGATGTAAAAGATGATGCTACTCATATTGCTGTTGCTGAAACAACTAAAGGAGTTGTAGTAACAGATAAAAATGGTAAATCAATGACATTGCAATCTGGCGAAGGAATTTCTGCAACACCAAATGGAATGACATCTTCAAGTCCACAATCTGTTGATGTTAAAGATCTAACATCTTCATCACCTTTATTTAATGAAAAAGGATTAGCGCCACTTGCTAATGATGCTCTAATTAAAGGAGTTGTTAGTGCACAAGAAACTGCAAAAGCACAAGGCATGTCATTCACAAGTGAAATAAATGATATAGTCGCCAACAGAACAAGCACCGCTGGTGTTCCTGATATTGATACTGCTGCTGGTTCCGAGGCATCGACTAACCCTGCGCCAGTTAGTAGTGGAGCAGGAGCAATCTCTGGTTCACAACAATTTAATCCTCAATTAAATCCTTTAATGAATCCCAATCTTGTGCCACCTGTAACTTCGTCACCTAATCCATTACAAGCTACGCCAATAGGAACTGATCTTGGTCCACCTCTTGGAAGATAAGATGTGTAAGCCCTATGTATGTTAATTAAAATTAAGAACTGGTGGGATAATTTAAAAACTTATGATAGGGTTTTTTTTATTACATTTATACCAGCAACGCTTTTTACGCTTTGGGGACTAAGTGATATTTATATTAATTACTTTGATTCATTAAGTAGAGAAGATCATCTTCAATTCTTTCTTAGGATATTCTTTCCAGTATCAATAGCTACTTTAGTAACAGTATTAGAACGGAATAAGAGACAAAAGCTAATAAAAGATATCAAAGATTATCTAGATAAATGACTATTTTAATCTTTCAATAATATAAAATATATAAACAAATACTGCCAAGCAAATTAATCCACTAGCTATAGTCATATAAAAAGACTTACACTAATCCAAATAGGATAATTTATAACAATATTATTGGACATTATAAGTGTAAATATATTATAATACTATAATTATATGGATGAAGAATATGATAATTTTCTTGGAATCGAAGTAGAATTTGATGACGAAGAAAATATTAAAAACAAAAAGAAGAAGAAAAAAGATGATTTTATTGAAATTGATGCAATAGAACGCACGATTGAATTTATAGAAGAAGAGGAAGAAATAGAAGCTCAAACTAAACGCAGAAGATCCACAACTGGAAGAGGATTAACCTTAATTAATAATACATTTGATCCATCTAAAATTTTAAATTTATCTCTATGGTTAAAGGCCGATGCTGGAGTAAGTCTAGAACCTCCATACAACTACGTATCGCAAATTGTAATTTCTGGCACAAGTAATCCAAACTTTAATGGAACATATGTTGCTAGTAGCGTTCCACAGTATATTGATGGTCAATTGCAAAGCTATAATTTTGATTCACCAGAAGCAAATCCAACTAGAACATTAAGGTGGGACACTGGATATTCAGCATTTATTTTAGATACTGGTGGAAACGATGTTGGATTTATTTCAGCAGATGGAATAACTTGGGACTTATTTAATCAAAGTATTACTGAAGTTGTTATTTCTGGATTTACTGGAACTTACTCTAATGCTAATGGAACATATAGTTACACTACTGATTATGAAGCATGGCTAAATGGAGATTTCCTTATTGAAGTTGGTGGCAATCTTAAACATATACCTACTGGTCAGTCTATCGCCACAAATGGTAATAATTACCAAGGCGCATGGACTCCAACGACATATTTTAGTACCATAACACTTTCAAATGCTGGAACAACATATGCAAATGGAGTTTATACTAGAACAGATAGCGCAATAGACATGACAACAGAAACATTTTATTCTGGAGGCAAGGTGATAGTTTGGGATGGTAATGATTCTTTTTGGTATATGGATTATGAGTATTACAGAAATTACAGTTTTGCATTTGCTGTAGGTTGGAGTATTGAAAATGGCGACACACCAGCACCAACAGCAACATATGCATATTCAAATAGAAATATTGGATCACCAACAACTACATCAATTGGATTGAATCCATCTGGCTCTGTTAGCGGAAGCGTTACAACTTCAACTGTAACACCGAGTAATGTAGTTGAATGGGCAGATCAGAGTGGGAACGGAAGGAATGGATCTGTAGATTCCGAGAGTAAACCTCTCTATACAACTATTAATGGAAAATCATTTATTAATTTTGTTGCTGGATCAAGATTGTATATCGGTTCCGTAATTTGGCCTGATGTTGAATTTATTGGCACAATCTTTTTTGTTTCTAGATTTAATTCTTCCTCTAGCGGTGGTACCTCACTCTTATTCTATCAAGACGCTAATGATGGTAATTTTAGTTTTGGCAGGGGAACGGCCAGCGCAAATAGTTTTTATACAACAAAAAATGGCTCAGATTTTGTATATTCCAATACTCTTGCAGGAAATAATACAAATTATATACTTGCTACAACATTTAATGCATTTACAGCTTCATTATATTTAAATGGAGCATCTGTCGGAAGTGGTTCTCTTCCAAGTATGACTGGGTATCCATACAATTCGCAAATTGGTGGATATAGCACCGAGCAATTTAATACAGCAGAAGTAATTGTTTACAACCGAGTCCTTACAGACGCAGAACGCCAGCAAGTTGAAACCTATTTAAATCAAAAATATGCAATTTATTAAATACTAAGTATTTTCTAATTAAAATATGTGTAATCAAATATATGCCAATACCACAACCAAAAGATAATGAAAAACAAAACGATTATATGGGTCGTTGCATGCATAAAATTAATAAAGACAATCCTAAAATGCCAAATAAGCAACAAGTCGCAATTTGCTTAAATACCTATAGCAACCCAAAGAAAAAAGCTAAAGCAAATGAAATAGAAGTAGACATGAGTGAAGATATTAAAAATTTAAATAAAGCAGAAGAAGTCAAGACCGAAGTAAAAGCAGAACTTGATGGTAAAGGCGAAGTTATTCAAACAACCTTAATGCAAATGCAAAATCAATATAAAATTTTACATTGGCAAACAATGTCATTTTCACAACATAAATCATTCGATGAAATTGTAAGTAGTTTATCAGAAAATATTGATGAATTTATTGAAACATACATGGGTAAATATGGCAGAGTAATTGCTGCTGGAACATTTAATATTAATCTTGCTAATTACAAGGATACAGATTTTGTTGCTCTAACAAATAATTATATCGAATTTTTAATTGGATTAAGTAACGTACTAGATAAAACTCAAGATTCAGATCTATTAAATATTAGAGATGAGATCCTTGGTTCACTTAATCAATTAAAATATCTACTAACATTGGTATAAAATTATGAGAAAAAAAGTTCATTATCTTGAATTCGATATTACAGAAACAGAAGCCTACCAAAATAAATATGGTGGCAAAAAAAGAAGTGCACTAAAAGATAGTGACTTTTTATTTCCAGAAACTCGTAGTTTTCCAATTATGTCAGAACAAGACGTAAGAGATGCAATTAGTAACTTTGGTCGCATGAAAAGCAATATGAGTTATGATACTTTTATTCATAAACTCTGGAATAAAGCAAAATCAAAAGGTCTTGAAGGCGGAATGCCAACAAGTACCAAAGAAAAATATAATCTTAAATAATTAAATTTATTTAATATATACTTAATATATTAAATGAATGAAGTACTAGCAATTTCAGATATTCACCTTGGCGATAAAGATTGTCAAGCTAACCACTTACTCAAAGTATTAAAAAAAGAAAAAGCAAAAACCATATTAATTGTTGGCGATTTATTTGATCATCATAATTTAAATAGACTCAATAAAACTCATTGGAAAGTATTATCTAAATTAAGAAAATTAAGCAAAAGAAGCAAAATTATATATTTAATTGGCAATCATTGTTTTCTTAAAGCAGAATTTATGAGTATTCTTCTTGGTTTTGATTGTAGAGATGAGTATGAATTTGAGGTAAAAGATAAGAAATTCATAGCAGTTCATGGTGATATATTTGATATATATTTTAGCAAGTATAAAAGTATCACAGAATTTATAATTAATTTTTATTATTTTATTAGGCATTATACTCCATTTGCTGATAATTTCTTTAAATTATTAAGAAAGAAAACAGAGTCTTTAGGTGAAAAAACCTCTAATATAAAAGGAAATGCTATTAAATATTGTGAATTTAATAATAAAGACTCAATTATTTGTGGTCATAGCCATAAACCTGAGCATGAATATGACAAATTTGAATATATTAATACTGGAAGTTTTTGCGAAGAGAGAGCTAGTTATGTTGTAATAGATAAGAAAGGAAAGGCTAATTTAATTTATTTAGATTAAATTCAAAATTAGTGGTATAATATTGTTAATGAAAAGATATTGTATTTCCTGCGGTTCACCCACAGAATATTCGGTTAAAAAGCCAATTTTTTGTTCAACTTGCGGTCTCGCTTTTGATAAGTTACAAACTCCAAAAGTAACTGCAAAACCAATTGTAGAAAAAAGAGTAATTATTCAAAGAAAATATGTTGATGACAAACCAGTAGATAATGCTATTGTAGCTGATCATAAGATAGAAGTTGATGAGGAAACAGATGATGTTAGCGTTCCAAATATTTCCCATATTGAAATGGATATTGAATCAGACAGTAATTCAAAAGGAAGAGGTACAAAACTTGGAGAAGTGATGGGTACAGCAATTCCATCTGACGGAGAAAAAAGAATTAGACAAAAGATTAAAGGTAAAAAGAGTTCTAAAAAACAAATATTAGAGGATTTTGCAAGAGAAGCAGGAACAATCAAAAAAAATAAAGATCCTCAATGAAGTCTTCTAAAGTGACCTTCGAAAATAAAATTTCGGAGATAAATCAAGAGATCAATAAAAGAAGGCATAAGTGGAATCTAACAACTTTGGCTTGGATGGATTTTAGTGATGTTTCTCAGATATTAAGAATACACATTTATAAAAAATGGAATCTATACGACCCAAAGAAACCATTAGCTCCGTGGGTCAATCGTATTGTAAGTAATCAAATTAAAAATCTAATAAGAAACAATTATGGTAATTATTCCAGACCATGTTTAAGATGTGCAGCTGCAGAACAAGAAGATGGCTGTACAATTTATGCGTCTCAATGCAATAAATGTCCACTATATGCAAAATGGGAAAAAAGTAAAAAATCTGCACACGATATTAAATTACCAGTTGCATTAGAAAATCATACTCAAGAAGTTCACAACATTATTGAAGACGAAATTGATATTGAAAAAACAGCACAAAATATCCACACAAAAATGCAACAAGTACTTAAGCCTATTGAATGGAAATTTTATGAATTATATTATATCAAGCATAAGTCTGAAGAAGAATCAGCAAAATTAATGGGATATAAGACTACCGAAAAGAATAGAAAGATTGGATATAAACAAGTCAAGAACCTTAAAAAATCCATTATGACTAAAGTCAAGAAATATTTATATAATGGAGATATAGATATTCATTAATATGAGTGAAAACTTACCAGAGCTTACAGAAGAACAACAATTAAATCTATTAAATGAATGGAACAATCGAGCAGATAATCCACCATCATTAACAGAATTAGTTAAATTAGCTTTTGGTAGAGATGATCTTGATGGCAGAAGCAAAGAAGGAAAAGCTGTAAAACAATTTCTTGCAGCAAGGCAAATTAAACCACGAAAGAGTCATGAATATCAAGCCAAAGGTCTTATTGAATTAACAGAAGATCAAAAAGAATATATTAGTAATAATTGCGCTACCATGACAGGAATTGAAATAGCTAAAATTTTATTTAAAAATGAATCATTAACAAATCTTTCTCAAGAAACCAGAAGCGTTCTTGAATATATGAAAACTATACCAAGTAACATTAAATATCTTAATGATACAAATGAAAATGCTGCTACAGAAGTATATAAAGCTCCAAGAAGCGAAGAAAGAATGATAGCGAAAATTAATAGATATATATTAGATGGAATTGACAAAGAAAAGATTACTCCAAGACAAAAGAAAGAAGTAAATTCTTTAATTGGTTACATGAATACTTATAGATTCACTCATCAAATTAATCTTTATGATGATGAAAATGATAGAGAACTTTTTGAAAGTAGCTTTGTAAGATATACTTACGACAAAAGCGATTTAACTCAAGAAGAAGTTGATCAATATATTGTTTTAGCAACAGAAGTAGTAATATCATCAAGTATTCAGCAAACTATTACAACTCTTCAAAATCAAATAGATATTGCAACCCAAGAAGATGGCAAAATTCCTATGACACTAGTAGAAGCTAGTAGTACAGCTAGAAAAGAATATAATGATTGCGTTAATCGTCAACAAAAACTATTACAAGATCTTAAAGTTAAAAGAAGCGAAAGACTTAGCAAACAAGTAAAAGAAAACGCTAGCATCTTAAATCTTGTTGAAATGTGGAAACAAGAAGAGTCAAGGCAAAAACTATTAAAAATTGCAGAACTTAGAAAAAATAGCATCAAGAAAGAAATTGAACGCCTTGGTACAATGGAGGAATTAAAAGCTAGGATACTTGGAATATCAGAGGACGATATTTTAAACGGATAAATTTATGTCAGTTATATGTAAAGTAGATGGAAAAGAGTTTCCAAGTGAAAAGGCATTACATATGTCGCTCAAGGGCTATGGCTTGAATAAAGTTAAATACTATCAAACATACTTTGAAAGACGAGATCTATTAACAAATGAACTTATTAATTTTAAGACTAAAGAACAATACTTAAATAGTGATTTTAATGACAAGAACAATATGAAAAAATGGCTTAAGCAACAGCCAATCGAAAAAGCTCAAGAATATTGTAAGCAATTATTATCCAAAAGAAAAGATGACAAAAATTTAACATATTCTCCCTCTCAAGTAGAACTAAGAACAATTATGGCGCCATCTATTGTTTTTTATAATAAGATATTTAACGATTACTATGATGTTTGCTCAAGTCTAGGATTAGAAAATAGATTTATTCATCCAACTAATATAGTAGATCAATTTAAAAACAAATTAAATAAGAAATCAATCATATATGTTGATACAAGAGAACAAAGTTGGTTAAAATTCGATACAAAGTTCGAGATCAAGACTTTAGCATTTGGAGACTATTCTTGCAGTAACGATAATTGTAAATGCTTTATAGAAAGAAAAAGCTTAAGTGATTTTATTAGTACATTGAGCGTCAAAAACTTTGATAGATTTAGAAATGAAATAGATAGAGCAAAGAAAAGTGGAGCATATTTAATTGTTATAGTTGAAGAAAAACTATCTAATGCACTTAGCTTTCAATATCTTCCTCATATTAGCAAAAAAATTAAAGCAACTCCAGAGTATATATTTCATAATGTCAGAGAATTATTACAAAACTATGATAATCTACAATTTCTTTTTGTAGATGGAAGAGGAGAGATGACAAGGGTAATTGAGTCTATTTTTACATCAAATTGCTTTTACAAGCAAGTAGATCTTCAATTAGCTTATGATCTAAAACTATTATGATATATTCTCCAGATAAATATAAAAAAGATTATCCAGATATCAATAAAGAATTAATGGAACTTAAAGGTATCCTTAATGATAAAGATGCTAAAATTTCTCTTGCTAAATTTTTAAGAGCTAATCTGGGGTTTACTACTGAACTTATAAGTGGCATCAAATTAGCGCCATACCAAGAGATTCATCTTAAAGGTTTATTAAATAGAAACTTTAGTATGTGTGTATTTGGTCGAGGTTGTGGTAAGAGTTTTATCGCAAGCATATTTTGTTTTCTTCAGTGTGTTTTTGAGCCTAATACTAAAATCCTAATTGCAGGACCAACATTTAGAACAGCCAGATTCATATTCAATAATCTAGAAAAGATTGTAAATAGTAAAGGCGCAGAACTTCTTCAACAAGCTTTTGGCGCAAAAAGCAAAAGAAATGATCAATATGAATGGTCAATTAATGGTGGAAGTATTGTAGCGATTCCTTTAAGTGGAGAAAAGATTCGAGGATTTCGCGCGAATGTATTAGTGCTTGATGAGTTTCTTTTGCTATCTGAAGATATTGTTAAAACTGTTTTGATGCCATTCTTGGTTGCTCCACAGAACATGAAAGAACGAATGGAAATTAGAGAAATGGAAGATACTTTAATTAGAGAAGGAGCGATGAAAGAAGAAGATAGAATGGTTTTTGAAAATAATAGTAAAATGATAGCTCTCTCTTCTGCAAGTTATACATTTGAAAATCTTTATAAAACATACAACGAATGGGTAGAAAAAATCCATTCAAAAGAAGATACAGAAGCATCTTATTTTGTATCTCAATTAAGTTATGAAGCTTTACCACCAGAAATGGTTGATAAAACAATTATTGAAGAAGCTCAAAATGGAGGATCAAGTCATAGTAGTTTTTTAAGAGAATATTGCGCTAGATTTATTGATGGTAGTGATAGTTATTTTAGTGCAAAAAAGATGGAGGAATGTACAATTCCAAATGGTCAAACTCCTCATACGTTGATGAAAGGAACTCCTGGAAAAAAATATATTCTTGGTATTGATCCTAATATGAGTGATAGTCCTAATGCGGATTATTTTGCTATGGCAGTAATGGAAATTGATGAAGAAACTAAAACTGGGACATTAGTTCATACTTATGCTGGATTAGGTAATTTAAAAAATCACGTTAATTACTTTTATTATCTTATGACTAATTTTAATATTGTATTTATGATTTTGGATAATGCTGGAGCAGACATATTCCTTTCTGCTTGTAACCAATCTGAATTATTTAAAACCAATAATCTAGCAATCAATACTTTTGAATTTAATTCTGATTTAGAG